TTTTGTTATTTCAGCAAATAATGGATGCAAGATTTTTATACCATTATTATTAAATACTTTTTCATTACTATCATAAACTCTTATCATATAACACCAAAAAAGAGGATTTTAATCCTCTACCTTTCTTAAATTATATTTGTAATTAGATATATCAATAATTTCTTTTGAATAATATTCAGCTTCAAATACACCTTGTACTTCAGTACCTACAGTAATAATATTTTTACCTTCTATTAGCTTTATACTTGGCAATCCTATATCTTCTATTGTTGGGGTTTCTAATACATAATCTACTGTTACATTATTTTGAGATAACCATTCTTTAAAATCGTTTAATGTTGTTGCTCCATAAACAGAAAAATTTATAACAACACGACCTCTTAAAATAGGATTTGAGCCATTGTCCATAAAGAAAGTTCCAATATTAGTGCCATTACGATTAATGAAATAATTGCTAAAAGCAGTAAAACTTCGCAGATTTGGTCTTGTTACTGTTTCAATAAATCTGTCTACACTTGTCACACTTGATTTTGCCCAATTTTCACTACCATCTAATATAACCTCACCTATATTCCTTACAACCTTACCATTTGCAAAATCAATATAATCACTATATCCATCTATTTTTCTTAATGGTTCATCTAGGTATATATTTGTTGTTTGATTGTAGTATGGAATATATTTTGATGGTGCTGTAGAACCTTCTATTATTTGAATTGTATTTAATGCATCTTGTAAAGTTACATTACTAGCAGTATTATAAAAATGCACTATTAAATAGTTACTATTAGAATTTGTTGTAAATGTTATAAAGTTCATATTATCATTATTTTGATAGTTCATAACACTTTGGGAAACAGAAGGAATATTTTCAGTTGTACCGACTCTGAATTTATTTTCGTCAATAATTTCTTTTTGAATGGTATAAGTTCTGTTTGGTTTACATTTTATGTAAAAAACTCTATTGCTACCACTACTTGTTAATACTAAGTTGCCAGACGTTGCAGTACCTATTAAATATCCATTTAATATATTTGCATTATCTTTATCAAATAAATTCTCACTTCTAACATTAATTGGTATTTTATATCCGTATGGTTCATAATCGCTTGCGGTTATACCTTCTTTTAGATGTATATTGCTTATAACACACGTATTACCGTTGTCATTTTGTGTACCAAATCTAATACATATTTGAGAATAATTACCAGTATTAAATGTTTTCCCTCCAGTAATTTTACTTGTAGTAAGACCTACATATTTTTGTGTTGTTTCATTTAAAGCATAAACTAAAACTTTTTCTATTCCACTTCTATCATAATCATATAGTATTGCATAATCTGTATTTGGCTTGACTGATATATTAACATTGCCAATTTTATTATTTCCAGCATATACAGTAGGAAAATAACTATCTTTATTAAAACTTGTAAAAGTTATATTTTTATTAGTGTAATTAATATTCATTGCATCTTTTATCTCTTGTCTTACACTATCATAATAAGCTGGAATAACATTATTGAAATCAAACAGATTCTTCGTCCTATCTCCACAACTTACCATCTCAATTGGTGCGTCTGGTGTAGGTGCTATGCTTCCATAAGTGAATACCCCAGTTCCTTGATTTGTATAGAATACATTATTTACTATATCATATAAGCCTACCTCGTTATCTGAATTACGATAGCATGGGATAAAATCACGAACTAATATATCATTATCATAAATTTTAAAATAATATATTCTAGCTTTAGCTGTTCTAGTTTCTAAATTTCCTGCTTCATTTAAGCCAAAAATATATAATGGATAAATTGAATTCAATGATGTCTGTCCATCATAATTTTTTATTTGAATATTGTTTACATAAAAACCATTTTTACCATTTTTTACTTTATATTTTGTATTTACTAAAGCTAATTCAGGATAAGTATTGGATAAATGAACAACCGATGCATTATTACTAAATTGTGGATAATAATCTTTTGCACCACTAAATAATATAAATGCGTGACAATTATTGTTATTAGCTATTCTACTCCCATAAATAAAACCAGAACTATTAGGCTGCTGATGTAAAAATTCTAATTCAACTTCCGTATTAAAATTTGGAATGAATCCCGTATCAATATACTGTGTACCACTACTCTCAATATAATCGACTTGAGTATATCCATCAGGTAGTATTTGTTGTTTTGTATTACCATACACTCTATAATCTTTTAAATCCTTTTTGATTGCATCTTCGATAGTTACATTACTATTACCACTTATATTTTTGAATTTATTACTTCTTATTTTAGGACTGATATTATATTTTAAGTTATTACTTTGTTTTAGTTTACAACTAAAATTATTTATACTTCTTAATATTGCTTTCATATTTAATCCTCATTAATTACGAAAGTAACTTCTTCTTTGATATCTAGAACACCTACTGCGATTGTTTTTTTAATAGAATTTTTTATTATTTCTATATCATAAGCATATCTACCATAGTCTAGACTATCAGTATCTGATGGATCTATAGTGATATTGTAAACATCATTTGTTAAAGTGATACCATCATTTAATTTTTTTTGAAATAATACTTCATCTGTATGAGTATCGTTCTTAACAGTAAAATAAATACTATCTACTGTTACTGATTCGTTATTTTCAGTTATTTCAAGTTCAAATGATTGTGTATCTCCTCTAACCATACTAAATATATTTTGCATTTACATTCTCCTTTCTTATAACCATCTACTATTAGCAATAACTTCTATTTTTGTAATAGTACCAGTCCATGTAATAATATTTTTACCTCTTTTTAATAGTGGAAATTCACCATTCATATTTCTATTTTTTAATATATTTCCTAAATAAGCATCTTGCTTATCACTATCAATAATTACTTCTGATTCATTATTTGGAAATGTATAACTAAAAATAGCGACATTATCAATCTTAAATTCGATTGTGCCGCTACCTTCTAATTTAATTATTGGTTTAGAATCTAAAAAACCATTATTTATAACTGTTATACTTTCTGATGGATTATTAAATACTTGTTTATGTTCTTGATAAAGATATTTAAATGGTTGTGTTCTTATCTTAATAGTTGCTTCTTTAAATCTTACTAATCTTTCATAATTTATTTGACCTATTATTTTTACTTTATAGTATTTATCAGGTTCATTGCTAAAGACAATTGAACCTTCTCCATTAAAGTAATCAATAACTTCATCTATATTATAGTTTCTTGTAAGACCTATTTTAAGAGTTTTATCATAACTTTCATAGCCTAGTTCTTCTATATATGATCCATCTACACCATCTATAACTGTTTCAGATACTCTCATTTTTGGTTTAGTAATAGAGGGAAGTTCTTGTATTATTAATCCTCTAATTGTTCTACTATCTATTCCTTTAAATATTACATAATTATTCACGAATAAACCACCTTTTCTACTACATCAGATACAAAACTTCCCATTTCTCTACCATTCATAACAACTTTTGTGTCTTTTAAAGCCTCTTTGAATGCATTTACTAAAGTATTGTAGTTTAATGAATTAGCACTATTAGAATTTAAATTTATATCTGTATCAAAGTCAGTAGGTATCATATTACTCATATTTTGAGCTACATCTGACATAGTATCTCCAAATCCTTCTTCTATACCTAATGCTAAATTAGTACCGATTTGTTCTTTAAAAACTTTTGATGGTGAATGAATTCCAAATACTGATTTAAACTTATTAACAATTCCGCTTCCAAAATTACTAACAGCGCTTTTTAAACTATCCCATTTTTCCTTGATACCTTCCCATAGTCCACTTATAAGATGTCTACCAACATCTTTAACTGCTGAAATACCATTTAATAATCCACTAACTAATGAACTTATAATTTGAGGTATTTTCGATACTAATTGAGGTATGGCTTGAATTAATCCTTTAGCTAGTTCTACATTTAATCTGATTCCCATTTCTATTATTTTAGGTAAATTATTTACTATTGCATTAACTAATTTATCTATTATAATTGGAATTTTATCAATTAAGACTGGTATAGCATTTATCAATCCTTCTGATAGTCCTATGATTAATTCAATTCCTGCGTCTATAATTAAATCTATATTATCAATCAATGTTTCAACCATTAATAATAATGCATCCATTATAGTAGGAATTAATGTAGGTAAGCTCTGAGCTATCCCATGTACTAATTCAACTAACACCTTTATTCCTGCTTCTAATATCATTGGTAAATTTTCTACTAATGATGAAACAATTTGCATTAGAACTTTAACAACAACTGGAAGTATAGCACCTAAGTTGCTTGTAATGCCATTTAACAACTGAGTTATAACTTGTAAGCCTGTTGAAGTGATAACAGGTAAATTATCAACAAGTGCTTGTCCTAGTGTTTGAATTAAAGTACCTGCTAATTCCATTAACTCAGGAATTTGTTCACTTATATTTTCTACCAATGCACTTACACTATCAGAAATCATTCCCATTGCATCTGAAATTCCACCGGAATCACCATTTACAACACTTCCTATAAGCGCATTAATACCCACCATCAAACTATTTATATTCTTTGTTGTTCCTGATATTGCTGGTGCAAAAGCACTTGCTAAAATGTTTCCTGTTGACTTTGTAGTAGACTTGAATATTTGAAATTGATCATCCAATTCACCGAGAGATTTAAGAGCTTCTTCATCTAAAACTGCCCCCATTTCATGTGCTGCATCTGTTAATTCTGCTAATCCATCAGAGCCTAACTTTATCAATGGATTCAATTCCTGAGCTGATTTGCCAAACAATTGCATTGATAACGCGTCTCTTTCAGTTTCGTTTGACATTTCGCCTAATTTTCCGATTGTTTCATTGAATATTTCTTGATTGTCTCTTAACGAACCATCAGTATTTCTAATAGATATTCCTAATGACTTATATTTTTCCTCATTAGATTCCAAAGATTTTGTCATTTTAGCCATTGATTTTGTTATGGTTTCTAATGGAACATCCGTTAATTCTGCTACTGCTTGATACTCTTGTAGTTGATCTGTTGCAATGCCAGTCTGAGCAGATAAAGTCATAATATTATCAGCATAACTTGCTCCATCTACTATAGCACTACTCATTGCACTACCAATTGATTTTATTCCATTTGCTATAGCTGTTAATCCGCCTTTAATGGCATCACTTATTAAATTTGCTTTTATTAAATCCCCGAGCTTTAGAGTATTTTCTCCTACTTCTTTTAAATTTTCAGAACTATTTCCTAATTCTCTATTCATTTTGTTTAATTCTGATTGAGCATCATTTAATTGTGTTTGCCATTTTTTCGTAGTAGTACTATTTTCGCCTGTTTCTTTTTTAGCAGATTCTAACGCATCTTTTAAGATTTTTACTTTTTCTTGTTGCTCAGTTATTTTTTTTGTTAATACTTCATTAGTTTCTTTTAATTTTTTTGACGAATTATCATTTTTATCATATTGACTTGTAACAACTTTCATTTCACTACTCAATACTTTTAAATTATCACATATACCTGAAAGAGCTTTTTTATACTCACTTTCTTGCTGTAATTTTATAGTTCCTCCAAAACTACTTGCCATACTATCCCTCCTTTCTAATCTGGTAAAAGTTCGCCTTCATGATTTGCTAATTCTTCTAATTCTCTATAAGTTCTACCACTTAATTGAAAATCATAGTTATTCCTATAATGTCTAAATTGTCGATAGAATTTTTTTAAAGTCATTCTTCCTACTTCTCTTTCTGAATAACCTAATAGAGTATGTCCTACAAATAAAATCCACGAGAAATCAATTTTCCCATCATCTTCCTCGTGGACTACTCGTTTTTTGGTTCGTCTTCATCTATTGATGATGATACGGATAAACCTTTTATAGCGTTCAAAACATTAGATATACCTGCATCTGTAATAATTCTTCCTACTTGTTTTAAGCTTACAAACTCTTGTTTAATGTCTGAACTTTCATTTTGTATATCTATTGCTTCATTAATCATTTCACGTAATCCTACCTTTAAATCTGCGACTTTAGGCTCTCCTGTATTACTTTTTTCTACAATATCTGCCCAATCACCAACAGTTCCATAAGCATTTTGAATTTCTTCCATTACATTTAAGTTGAAACAAATTGGATATTTCTTATTTCCTGCATCTATATAAGCTAATTTTTCTTTCATAAATACCTCCATATAAAAAAACAAGACTAGACATAAAATCTAGCCTTATTTTGTCTTATCATTATTTTTAGATGTTTCTTTTTTTATGGCTTCAAAAAAAACCTTATTTTTTTCGTACATTTCTTTTGAAATATCATATTTTTTGCCTTTAACAAAAACCTTTTCTCTATTTTCTTGACATGTACTTATACATTTAACTTCCATTTTAACCTCCTAGTTTGTTGAAGGTGTCAATAGTGTATCTAAATAAGTCTCAGCTGCTGCTTCAGTATCAAAAGTCTTATGTTTTTCCCAATCACCAACAGCTAATCCGTTCATTGCTGTTTCTAATGCATAAACTTTAGCCTCGATTGTAGTTGTCCCAAATTCAATATTTTCTCCTCTTGTTTTTCCATCTGTTGTTATATTTGTACATTTACATCTTGGAAAAAATTCAACCTTATACTTTTTATCACCATTAATCATTTTAGTGACAATATGTCCATATCCAAATTCTGGAGCACTATCGTTTATGTTTTTTGTGACTTCTCCTGCATTTGCTCCTGTTGAAATACTGTTTCCCATTAAAGTAGACTCTTTTGTATCGTCGTCATTAGCAACAGTAATTGTTAAAACACCACTTTTAAAACTATGATCAGATTCAGCTAATGCGTCATCAGCATATAATTCGGCATTGTTATATTCTGGTGCAAATTTTATATCTATAACTTTTTCTAATTTAGGTACTGTAGAATTTACTAAAGCACTATACTTATTAGTTTCTTGATCAATAGTATTGAACTTTCCTTTTTTAAATCCAATTCTGGCCATCTGTAATCATCCTTTCTTTTTGCCATGTAGTGACCTTATGAAAAAAACGAGTATCTTTTTCATAGTTATCCTCGCTATCTTCATCCCAAGTCCAATCGGCATTATATAATTTTTTCTTTACTTCTTTTAAAATATCTAAATAATTGCCTTTAGTATAAATATGTATATCATAAGTACTTACAGTTGCTAATACCTCATCATCACCAAAAAAAACAGGTTCCTCACCTAATGAATTATAAACAATATAAGTTTCTTCTGTTCCTTCATAGTCTAAAAATTCAAATGGAATCTTTTTATTATTTACTGTAAAATCAGCAAATAATGTTTCTAATTCTTGATTCTTCATTAGTCTTTTGGTAAATACCTTTCTTGAACTTTTAACATTTCTTGTTCGATATCTTTCTTTTTAAATGACTTTCTAAAAAATGGTTTAGGAGCCTCACCTCTAGATGTTCCTCTTTCTCTAGCGTTTGCTACAAGTGCAGCTGGAACTTCTTGTCCATTTTCATTTGTAAAATATCCATAAAAACCAACTTTAGTATTAATACCATCATCACTTGGAGTTTTATATGTCCTAGTGATTTTTAAGCATTTTTCCAAGTTATCTGTTTTTTTGAAGGACCTTTTCATATTAGCAACAACATTCTTTCGAACGACTTCAGCTCCTGCTCTTGTCATTTCACTACACATTTGCTCACTGTTCATCGCTAATTCTTCTAATTCTTTTATTAGTTCTGATGGTATTTCTGCTACAAATTTAGCCATTTATTTAGTAACCTCTTTAGCTTGAATTTCTAGTTCTACGTTTGCTTCATCTATATTGTTTAAATATTCAATTGTATATGTCTTACCATTATATTTGACAAACATATCTCTTGTAATTTTTGTTATTGGATATCTGATTGTAAAATTGGTATAAGCTTTTTCAAAATCACTATCGTTCATTATCAAAGTCATACCTCTTGTTGTTTTTATATTAGCATAAGTAGTTAAGACAATGACTTCTTGTGCTTGCTTAAATCCGTCATTGTCTTTTTGAACTACTTTTTTATAAATACTTATTTTTTTATTATATTTACCTGCATTTTTCATAAAAGATTTATCCTATGTCTACCTAATATAGTATCAATTACTTTATTAGTATTTGATTTATCAACATAAAGTGTTCTATTATCATACATATCCTGGCATAACACATAGATTGCTATAATAAAATCTTCATGTTCGTCTAAATCTTCAAGGCCTGTTTCATCCTTTATATACTTTTTGGCAACTTTTAGATAAGTATCAATTGTTTTTTTTATGCTATCATCTAATTCTGCTATTCTTAAATAATCTGCAATATCTTCTATTTTGATATCGCTTACTTTATTAATCATATTCTACCTCCTTCGAGGAATAAAGCCTAAACAACAGATTGTGTTAATCTGATACTTCCATTAATCCAGCTGCTTGTAGTGCTGAAATAATAGCATTTATTTTAGTAGCACATGCCTCTGCTGTTGCACTTGCTGGAGTCGCAATAGCTTCAACTTCAGCAGCAGATGAAACAATACCACTTACTTCTGCTCCATCTAATACTTCTAATTTGCCACCAATTACCCATGTATCTCCGCTGTCCTTTGAATAATTTTTGCAATTATACATTACAAACACCTCCTAGTTTGCTGGTGTAGTAACTACTACTAATTTTTGAGTATTTTCTACTTTTGCATCTAATTCTGCATAACCACAAACACCAATTGCGTGTTGAGTTGCATATTTTTCTAAAAGAACATTTACTTCAAAATCTTCTGAAATTTTGTAAGCTAGTCCACTTGCATCACCATAGAATAATACTTTTTTGCTTGCAGATCCTAATTCTTCTATATTTTCAGAACAGAAAACAGGATTTCCAAGTAATTCATAATCCCAATCTTTGTTAAATACTTGATTTAATAAGTATTCACCTTGACCATTTTTCAATTTTCTTATTGCTTTTCTTGTAGTTCTATTCATATACCATGCTGATGCTGGTCTATAAACATCTGGTACTAATTCTTGAATATCAATTAATTCATCAGCAGTAACCTTATTATTATTTGCTAATGTTACAGTCATATTAGTTGAATCATATGATCTTGCAATACCTGAGATTTTATTATTAGTTCCATAGAAACCTTCTTTTTCAATAAATGACTTATATTTTAGTGCTAATCTATCAATTGCAAATTGTACTAAGTCAAAATCTGTATTTTTTAATAGTGATTTAGATATTTTAACTAATCCACCTGTTAAAAATCCTGATAATGTAATAGTAG